TACGCCGAGAGTCTCAACAGCTACCAGAAAGCGCGCCGGCTCCGATCGCAGGCCATCCTGCTGCTCCGCGAGCAGGGGTACTCGCGCAAGGAGATCGGCAAGCTCTGTGGGATGACCCCCAACGCCGTGCGCCAGGCGCTCACGCGGGCGCGGCGCGAGGGGAAGTTGAACGAGCTGCGGAGCATCCTCGAAAACGATTCGCTCGCGCTCGCCATCGAGTCGCTGAACCACCACTTGCTCGCCAAAGACAAAGACGCGACGTTCAAGACCTTGGAGGGCCTGGGGCAGTTCCGCGCCTATAACAACAGCAAGCACGAGGGCACGCCGGGGTTTACGATGCCGGCGCTCACCGTCAACGTCGTCGCGGTCGCGCCGCCGGCCGCGGGCGCCCCCGCGGGGGAACCTGGCGAGGCCCCGCTCGGCGTGCCGCGCGAGGATCGCGCGCTGCCGCGCGGCTCGGTCGAAGATCTCCCCGAGGGGGAGTGATGCCGTGGACGCCGCGGCAGTGCCGCTATTTCGAGACGGATACCGCCAAGCGGAAGGGCGTGCCGGCGAAGTTGCGGCGCGAGTGTCACGACCAGACGCGCGGCAAGGCCGAGGGCCCGCGCACCGCGGCGCTCAGGAGGAAACGCCGATGAGTGAGGGCACCTATCGCATCACCAAGCCCCTCGGGCGGCGCGTGCGGGAGGCCGTGGGGTTGGGCCCGCGCGATGTCCAGTTACCGCTCGAGGGGGACGCGCGGCTCCAGAAAACCCTGGAGAACCTGCGCGGGATCGGCGATCGGGCGCGCGATCTCGCGACGCGGGAGGGGGAGCGTGTCAAGGCGTTGAAGCGGAAACGGCAATGACCGACCGGCGACGCCTCGCCCGCGCGCGCCTCGAGGCCCGCTGAGCGACGATGGCCAAGGAAGTCCAGGGCAACCCGACCGGCCAGGTCGATCTCCTCCACAACCCGCATCAACAGGCCTTTCTGCGCGCGCTCGATCTGCAGACCCCGAGCGGCCGCCACGCCTTCCATCGGCTCGCCGTGTTTGCCGGCCGGCGCGGCGGCAAGACCCGCATCGGCGCCGTCGCGGCCGCCAAGAAGATGCAGCAGCCGCGATCGATCGGCTGGGTCTGCGCCCCGACCTATCCCGACCTGCACGACTTCGTGATCCCCGAGGTCCTCCGCACGATCCCGCATGCGTGGATCGGCAACTGGAGCGAGCAGCACTACGAACTCGAGTTGAAGAACTACGCGAAAGCGCAGTTTCGCAGCCTCGAGGACCCCGACAAGGCGCGCGGCCCCGGGCTCGATTGGGGGTGGATCGACGAAACGCGGAAGGTCGCCGAGCTCGCGTGGAAGACCATGCTACCGGCGCTGACCGACCGCCGCGGGCAGGCCTGGTTCACCACCAGCCCGAACGGCTTCGACTGGTGCTACGAGACGTTCTGGCTCCCCGCCAAACAGGGCATCCCCGGGTACTGGGCCGTGAAATACAAGACGGCCGAGAATCCCGCGATCGACCCCGAGGAAATCGCCGACGCGAAGCGCGCGATGGATGCGCTGTTCTTTCAGCAGGAGTTCGAAGCCGACTTCGTCACCTTCACCGGCGCGATTTACGGCGCGACCGTCAACCCCCAGATCCTGCGCACGCTCGAGGAGATCCGCACGGTCCTGCCCGACTATCCGCTCGTCGACCCGACGCTGGACTGCTACGTCGGCCTCGACCCCGGCGCCGACCATCCGTTTGCCGGGCTGCTCGGGCTGCTGACGCCGGCGGGGCTCGTGATCTGCGGCGAGTATCTCGAGCGCAACAAGCCGATTGCCGAGCACGTCGACGGGTTGCACCGGATGCTGGGGGCGCTCACGCCCGCGCGCCCGTTCGCGCCGCTCGTGTGGGCCATCGACAAGAGCCAGAAGCAGTTTGCGATCGAGCTCGCGCAGCATCGGCTGTATGCGACCGCCGCCGAGAACTCGGTCGAGAACGGGATCCGGCGCGTGCAGTCCTGGATCGCGCGCGGGCAGATCTGGTTCATCGAAGCGCTCGTGCCGCGGACGATCGAGCAGCTGCGCGGCTACCGCTGGGCCGACAACACCAAGCCGGATGGCCAGGCGCTGAAAGAGCGCGTGATCAAGCGGCACGACGATCTGCCCGATGCGCTGCGCTACCTGGTGATGGCGGGCCCCACGCTCCCCGAGATCGAGATCGCCCCCTCGGGGCATCGCCGGCCGCTGACGAGTGTGGCCCCCGAGGTGCGCTGGGCGCTCGAGCGGATGCGCCGGATCGACCGCGATCCGGAGGAGCTCGGGGACTCGAACTTTTTCGGGAGCGAGGAGGACGCGCTGCCGGGCCTCGCGGACCTGTCGATCGACGAGGACCATCCCGCCGCGCGGTTCTGGGAATGAGACGCTGGCTGCGGACGCCGATGCGGTGGCTGCGCGGGCTCCTGGTCAACCGCGACCTGGGCGATCCGCTGTGGGACGGGGGCCGCGTCCCGGCCTACCTCGCCGGGTTCCAGGAGGGCGAGGCGCTGCCGTGGAAAGGGGTCGTCTTTCGCGTCGGCAAGATCGTCGGCGGGGACACGCCGGCCATCATCCTCGTGCCGGTCGGCTTGACACACGGCGGAAAACTCCGCACGCTGCGCGCGGCGCGCGACCTGATGCGCCAGGCGCGCGACGCGCCGCGGGAGAGACGCGATGTTCGGCAGTAAGCGAATCGTCGAGGCGTTGCTCGTCGAGCAGGCGCTCAACGCGGAGTTGCGGGTGCAACTCGCGCGCGTGCAGGCCAACTTCGACTGGCTCGCGGCCCACGTCAACGAGTTGAAAGTCGAACGCGCGGCGCTGCTCGAGCGCCTCCTCGGCCTCCAACTCCAGACCGTCGCGACCATCACGCGCGCGCCCACGGGCCCGCTCCCCGGCGCCGATCCGGGCTATCAGCCCCCGGCGCACCTGCGCGTCCCGGACCTCGGGGACATCCTCGCCAAAGCGCGCGAGTCGGTCGACGCGCAGCGGCAACCGCCGGCCGACCCTTCCCTCGTGCACGCCGACATGGCGGGCATCAGCTTCGAGGACATGGGCGACACCGCCGCCGCGGCCGCCGGCATCGAGCACGCGCCCGATGGCACCGTGCGCTACCGGAGATAGCCGATGGACTGGACCCAGACCGCCAGCATTCCCCCGGCGGCGAACACCCCAGAGCCGCCCGGCGCCGCCGCCGCGACCGCCGCGATCTTCGGCGGGGGCCCCGCGCCCGGCGCCGCGGCGCCGCCCGATCCCTACAGTGACTTCGAGGGCCTCGCGACGACCTTCAAAGCCGCGTACCGCCAGTGCTTCGACAAGCGCTCCGTCTTCGAGCGGATCTGGTGGCGCCTGCTGCTCTACGTCCTCGGCCGGCAGTGGATTTACTACGACCGCGGCAGCGGGCAGTGGCTCGACAAGCGGCTCCAGAAGTGGATCCCGAAACCGGTCACCAACAAAATTGCCGAAACCGTCAGCGCCATCATCTCGGTCTTCGGGAGCGTGGAACTGACGGCGACGTGCAAACCCAACGGCGCCGACCCCAAGGATGTGCAGGCCGCCGAGGCCGCCAACCGCTACGAGACGCCTATTCGGATCGAGCACGACTTCGTCGACGTCGAAATCGAGGCAGACTTCTGGCTCGCGACGCTCGGCAACGTGTTCTTACATCCGTGGTGGGACGTCAACGGGGACGGCGCCGTGCAAACGATCCCCTTCGAGCGCTGCACGGCGTGTCAGACCGTCTCGTCGCCCGCCGCGATCAAGGCGGCGCAGCAGATGTGTCCCAGCTGCGGCGGGATGGCCTTCGAGGATGCCGTCGACGTCGTGGGCCAGCCGGTCGGGCGGACGTTCTCGCCGGGGCGCGGCCGCACCGACGTGTGCTCGCCGCTCGAGATCGCGGTCCCCCCGATCTACACGCGGTTCGATGACACCCCGATCCTCACGCGCGTGCGCTGGCGGCCGCGGCACTACTGTGAGCAGTACTACCCGGAGGAGGTCCTCGACACCCTCACCTGGGAGAACCAATCCGGCGAGCACACGCTGCAACTCTATCGGGGGCTCGCGCAGGCGAGTGACATCGGATCGATGCCGGGCGGAGGCCTGGCCGGCGGGGAGACGACGAGCGAAGCCGAGGGCATCACCGAGTACGAACTCTGGATGAAACCGTCGAAGGATTACCCGAAAGGGCTCGTCCTCCGGGCGCTCGGCGACGGCGAGCATGCGACCATCCTGCCGCTCCCGGACCAGGGCCTGCCCGGGCCGCTCCCGCTCGAAACGCCGCAGGGCCAGCGCGTCTGGCCGTGGATCCACATCGGGTACGAACTCTTCGGCGGACGCCTCTGGAACCGCTCCCCGCTCGAGCACCTGATCGAGAAACAGAATCAGCTGAATCAGATCGACTCCCTGATTCAACTCATCAT